ACTTGGCGCAACCCGATTGCCGACGCGATGGCGTATTCGATCAAGACCAATGGCACCGCAACTCTGCGGTCCGTTCTTTCGGCAGATGGAAAGGTCTCGCGCCGGTTCATCGCTCCGCCGGACTTGATCGTTCGGATGGCTGAGATCATTCAACCTTCTCGGTTCTGCTTTGGGATCAAATACCGCTCTTGGGACTCCGCTTTGCGACAATCAGACGTCAAGGTAATATCGACCATCCCGATGCCAATCTTGATGAGCGAGCTTGGTTGGCAAGGCGAGCGGCCTGAGTTCCGGTCTCGTGAAGGGGCCAACGTCACCGCGACCCTTGATGGGGTGGACGCCTATTGCTCGCTCTATGTTCCTGACCCAGAGTTTCCGGCGTCTCGCATCTCAATCACCGGCGACCAGTTGATTGCCGAGTGCTATGAGAAGGCGGCTTACGCCGGTCTGAAGGGTCAAGAGGTTGAGCTCGCAAGGCACTGTTGCTCTCTGATGGGCATCGATCCAAAGCGCATCTTGAGCGCAGACATCAAGCAGCAGAAGTATGCCAAGATCCTACCGATCGACGAGAATGTCCGGCGAGAGTTCATCATGTGGGCTTCCGAGGCGCATGGCGTCTACTCTCTGGGCCGGTTCGCCACTTGGCGACCTAGCATGCTGCTGGACGACGCGGTCAATGATGTCCGCGTAATCCAAAGACTGATCAATCGTAAGGGCGCATCCTACGCCCACAAACTGAAGGGATAGACCGATGAAGGTTCAACTGATCGACTACACCGGCGCGGGTTCTGCTGACCCGTCTCGCCACGCGGCAAACCTACTGGTGTTCACCAAGAACACGCGGCTGGAGATGAAGACTGGGCTGATGGAAGACATCGCGGCTTGGCCACAGGAAAAGATCGACCAAGAGCTGGAGTACATGGCCAACACCATCCCGTCCAGCTGGGAATTCGTCGAATACAAGTTCCTGATCAATGATGTCACCCGCGCATTCACCCACCAGTTCGTTCGCACGCGGACCGGCTCCTACGCCCAACAGACCATGCGCGTTCTCAATGTCGGCGGGTGGACCTATGGAACGGGTCCGACCGTGATGGAAGGCGAGGCTGCAGCCTGCTACGAAAGTGCAATGATCGACATCTCCAAGGCCTACGACGACCTGATCAAGATGGGGGCAAAGATCGAGGATGCGCGCGGCGTCTTGCCGACAAACATCCACACCAACATCGTTGCGAAGTTCGACCTGCGCACGATGGCCGACACCGCTCGCAAGCGCGCCTCCACGCGGACGCAAGGCGAATACCGCGACGTCATGGACGCCATGAAGTCCGAGGTGTTGCGGGTCCATCCTTGGGCGCGGCTTTTCTTCGAGCGCACATTCGACAAGGCTGCTGGTGAGCTTGAGAAAGAGCTGATCGGTCTGGCCACGCAAGGTGCCATCGACGACAAGCGCAAGATCGACCTGATCAAGCTGATCGACCAGATGAGGATGACGGCATGAGACAGGACAATAGCGAGAAAGAGGCCTACAACCTTGTCATGTTCCACGAGACGCCCAAGGCCTATCTTGTGGGGCGCGAACCGTCCGACCGCGACGACGACAATGCGTTCTGGTTGCCCAAGTCGCAGGTTGATGCGGGTCCGTTCGTCCAGAAGGATGGCATCGAGTGGTCCGAGTTAATGATCCCGCAATGGTTGGCAGAAGAGAAGGGTCTGGACGCAAGTCTGGACGGAGTGGTAGAATGAAAAGAGCTGATATCATAGAAGTCATCAATGGCCATCCATCTCCGGAGGCTTATGGCTTGATCACGTCCGAGGAATGGGCCAATGGTCTGGACCGGCTTATCCCGCAACACATGCAGAACGGCGTCGTCTTGTGGGTGTGTATGGGCATCCTTCCTGGTTCGTTCTTGCGGGCGGTGGTCGAGAATGATCTGTTCGGTGCATGCCGCGCGGCGGACGATGTGAATCAGAACGCAATTTTCCGATATGCCAACTTCTTCCACAACTACGCTCCGAGCGAGTGTTTCGGCTCTCCGAAGAAGGTTGCTGCTTGGGAAAAGCAAGGCGGTCTGGGGGCGCGTGAGGAATGAAGACGGTTGTTTTCGACATTGACGGCACGCTGTCCGACTCACGAGCGAGGGACCACCACGCTCGGAATAGAGACTGGGACGCCTTCCACGCTCACATCATGGAGGATCCGCCGCACGAGGACGCGGCGGCTCTGGTCCGCTGGTTGTCCTCGAATGACGACATCGAGCTAATCGGCTGCACCGGCCGAAATGAAAAATACCGCAAGCACACCGACACTTGGTTGCGGCAACACAAGATCCCGCTGGAGTACGTCCTGATGCGGCCTGAGTTCGACTTTCGGCACGACACCGAGATCAAGCCTGAGCTTCTGAAAGACTGGCACAGAGCAACAATGCCTGCCACCAACATGCGCGCGCAAGACCGCGTCGCGTTCATCTTGGACGACAGGGACAAAATGGTCGAGGCATGGCGTGAGCACGGCTTCAACTGCTGGCAAGTCCGCTTGGGCGGATACTGAGGAGAGAGAAATGGAAATCAAAACGGCACTAATAACTGGACACACGTCTGGACTCGGCAAGGCGCTTTGGGATCGCCTAGAGGACGCAAATTGGTCCTTGACCGGCTGGAGCCTCGACACCGGCGTTGACGTCTCAAACGAAGAAAGCGTGAGGCGCGCGACCTCTGAATTGGACTTCGCACCGTTCGACGTTGTCATCAACTGTGCAGGAGTCAATTTCATCGACTGGCACGAGGACACTCCGATCGAGCAGTGGGACCGGCTCATGAACACCAACGCTCGCTCGATGTGGTTGGTTGTCAAGGAGCTTCTCAATGCAGGCTCAATCGCAAAACCAGCGACGGTCGTGAACATCGTCTCCAATGCGAGCCACATGCCGATGACCAACAGCGCGGCTTACAACGCCTCCAAGGGCGCGGCGCACATCCTGACGTTGCAGATGAACCGTGAGCTCAAGAAGCGGCACGACATCACTGTGTTCGGCGTCTCGCCCAACAAGATGTCTGGCACCAAGATGTCTGACTACATTGGCCAGCGGGTCTGCGAATTGAGAGGCATGACGCCGGAAGAGGCTCAAGCGTATCAACTCGCATCATTGCCAGCCGGTGAAGAGACCGATCCGGACACTTGCGCCGAATTCATCGCCTTTCTGCTGTCCGAGCGTCAGCGCCACAAATACCTTGCAGGTTGCATCCTGCCATACGGAGCATAACCATGAAACTAGATCAGATTGCATATTACGCCCACAACGAGGCACAAGTAAAGACCATCAAGGAGTCCATGGGCCTCCAGAAAGGCGAGTGGATCGAGGATACTGCCGAAGGTTCGGTTGGCACCGTTCGTCCCGAGGACGGATCTTGGACTGAGGGCCGGTCTAAGGGCCATCTTCGGTTCAACTACGACCTCGGCATCGAGTTGGAGATCCTGACCTACCTTGATGGTCCGCACTGGCACGAGGGCAAGCAAGAGTTCCGCTCCGGCAATTCGTTCATCAGCCACATCGGGTTCCACATGGACGAGGGCGAGGAGGTTCCAGCGCGCGTCAAGAAGCTTGGAACGCTCGTGCAGCTCATGGACACCGACCTCCACACCAACGATTACATCGTTGAGAAGGAGCGGACCTACCACTACGAGATCTATTCCATGCCATTCGGTCCTGATCTGAAGTACATCTGGAGGATCGAGGCATGAACGCCCACGGCATCCTTCGGACAGCTGCCAAAACCTTCGAGGAGCGGCACGCGGTCTATGGCGACAACTACAAGATGGTGGGAGCGGTCATGACCGCTCTCTTCCCAGACGGCATTGTCCTCAAGACGGTGGACGACCACAACAGGTTCCACATCCTGATGCTCGAGATTGTGAAGCTGACTCGTTACGTCCAGAACTGGGACAAGGGCGGACACGCCGACAGCCAGCTGGATCTTGCGGTCTATGCGGCAATGCTCAACTCAATCGACGACGAGATAAACACAAGAGAGGACCGCGACCGTGAACCGCACCTTGGTCTTTGACACAGAAACGACTGACCTCGTCGCCAACAGCCTTTTGCGCGAGAGTCAGCAGCCCCACATCATCGAGTTCTATGGCCAGATCATCGATGAGAATGGAAAGCAGGTAGAGGAGCTTGAGTTCCTCTGCCACCCAGGATTTGAGATTGAGCCGATCACCACCAAGATCACCGGCATCAAGCGCGAGGATCTGAAGGGCCAGCCAAAGTTCGGTCATTGGGCGGAAAAGGTTGTCGGGCTCATCCAGCGCGCGGACAGCGTTGTTGCGCACAACCTGAGCTATGATTGGTTCATCGTCAACACCGAGTTCAAGCGGCTTGGCATCAACCCAGAGTGGCCTCCGATCCGCATCTGCACCGTGCAAGAAACGGAATGGATCAAGGGTCACCGGCTGAGTTTGTCTGCTCTGCACGAGGAGCTGTTCGGGGAGCCATTCTCCGGCGCTCACCGCGCGCGG